AGCCCCACCCACGGCTTGCTTGCTGGTGGGGATGGCTGGTCATTCGCCAGCGGGGCGCTCCATGTCCCGCGCAGCACTTTGATGCAGTCGTCGCTGTCGAGCATGTAGTCGCAATCTGCCGCCGCATCATCTGCGGCTTTGATGAGTGCGCAGGCGGTTTCAACAAACTCACCCCACGCCACCGGCTCCTGCTGCTGCGCTGGCTGCTCGGCCAGTGCTTCGTCAATGGCGGCAATGGCTTTGTCTTTGCGAAACTCCATGTGACCGTCGGGATTTAGCACCATGTCGAGAGGGTCACTTTCCAGCGCCTCCAGCGCCAGCCGCAGCGCGGCTTCTTGTTTCGGTGTCATAGCAGCGCTTCCTCAATGATTTCGCCACCGTGGTAGCGGCTGGGTTGTTTGCGGCATTGAGACTTGGCTACCCAGATCGGATAGTCAGGCCACGGCCAGTCAGAGCGCATCACCGACAAGCAAAGTTGTTTGTCGTTGCGGCCAACCTCCAAGCCAATGCGGCCATCGGGCAGTTTCCATGCGTCACCGTTGCTCATTTGTCTTGTCCTTTCTTGACGTTGTTTTGTTCGTGCATTATTTCACAACAATTCACCGTTGTTCATTTTTTGCATGTAGTGTCGTATTTCCGCAACAGCCCCGGTTCCATACATCCGTTCAATCCATTCGATCCTGGAAGCCGTCAAGACCTTTTGCTTGGTGTGGGCCCAGGTTGCGTACAAAGATCGCGCCTCGGCCTCCAAAAGCCGATTCCTGTCGCCTTCCTTAGAGGGTTTCGGTTTGAAGCGAACCGTCTTGGTATCTGCGGTGCCATTTGCCTTCATGGTTCTCCACTTTTCCTACGTTGCATTGTCCGTGCAAAACAAATCGCAACTTATTTTCATCCCAGCCCGTAACCTCACGAAGTTCTTTGCGGTCAAGAGGTCCAAGCTCCAAAAGCCTGAGCAGTGCGTATGTGCGCGTCATGAAACCACCTGCAATTTAAGCTCCAGCGTTTTTGACAAGACTTTTTTGTCAATCATCAAAAATCCGCGAATCATCTTCCGATATATCTTGCCCTCCATCTGACGAATTCGCTCTCGTGTGACGCCAAGCTCTTGCGCTGTTTCTTCAAGCGTGTACTGTTCAAAAATCCTTAACTTAAAAACATCAACTTCGCGTTCATTCAACTTGATGTTTGCAAATATCTGCTGCAACAAACTGCGGGCTTCTAATGCTGGCCCGTAGTCAACAGCCTCTTCAATGTCAACACACGGCAACTCATCAAGCTCATCGTTTCGAGTCAGCCAGATTCGATAAACCTCTGGGTCCAAAGATTTGACGTTCAGCTTTCCGTAATATTCGCGGCTCATTTGGCAATACTCCGACGGAGTGCAGCCATTTTCTCAAGCTGCTCAAGTGATGGGGGAACCGCCTTCAAGCGGTCCTGTTGGATTTTGACCAAGGCGGGGTCTGGACCCTTTGACCCCGGCACCGTGGTCCGAGCGATGTCAGCAGCCTGCTGGGCAAAGGATTGCTTAGGGGCCGCTTGCCTCCGCACCCAATTGCGCCATGTTGCCGTCCAATCGGCCTTGGTGCCTCTGCCAGACGGCAGGGCCGTCCAGTAGTCCTTGAATTCCTCAAAGACCTTTTGCGGGTCCAAGTCCTTGCGTTCCTGCTGACAAAACACAATCCAGTCTTCTGGCAAAACAAAGTCCACTGGCAAGCGCGTTCCGCGATTGCTGTTCCCCTTTGTCTTTGCCTCTTTCTCTACCTCTGTCTCTGTCTCTGTCTCTGGTGCATCATCTTGATATCGGTCTGATATCACGTTGATATCATCTTGCTCCAGCCAGTGAGACAGCCTGGAAACGCATTCCTTGGTTTGCTTTTCAGGCATACGAAGCCTGAATGCCAACTTTTTAACGTCAGGAATATTCCCATCATCTTCGCTGGCAATAAGCCAGCACATCACCAGCACTTTGCTGGCAAGTGGATCGAGTTCGTGCCACTCGACATCATCCAAAAGTTCACGGTACAGCTTGATCCAAGGCGGTCTGCGGTCCTTGAAGTGCTGAAATTTAGACCAGTTTTTGATCTTCATGTCGCGCCCAAATTGTGCCGCCCAAGGAAAAGAAACCAGCGGCAGGCGGGGCGGATTCGCTTTTCGGTTGGCTCATGACTTCCAACCTAGCCGGGTTTCAAACACTATACCACCATCACCCGCCGTTCGTAAAGCGGCTGGGCTTGGCGATTGTGAACGTCTGGATGGTCGGCTTGACGTTCAGGTTCAACTTGCTCTTGACGTACGCCTGGATGTGCGATAGCTCGTCTTTGGTGTACAGCCCTGTGGCCGTGGCCTGCCAATCGAATGCGTTGTTGCTACTCTTGCGAATGTTGCTTCCGGGCCAAAACTGTTGTTTTTTTGTCTTGATGTTGCGTGTCATGGATTTGTTGATCTAAAATTGTTCCTGGCAATATCGCCAAGACATGACACGATACCATGAAAAAAACACTTCCTCTAGTCCCTGTTGGTCATCCCAACTACAAGTGGACCCCCGGCGCTGATGTGCAAGCAACATGGCACCGCTACACTGGCTGGACGCCGCCTTCTGGCCGCTGGCTCAAACCTATTGAGCGCGTTGAAGAATTCACCACACAACGAGTTCCTGCTTTTGTGAGGATCAAGTGATGTGGACTTCGGCCATTATTCTCATTTGCTTTGCCTCTTGGCTCACGCACATTTTCACCTGCATTTCGATGTCGCTCTACGGGTTCCTGATTGCTGGCGCAATCTTCTTCCCCATCGGCATCCTGCACGGTTTTTACATTTGGTTCACTTGAGAGGCGCGCATGAAATACATTCTTGAAATCATTCAGATTGACAAGCGCCCTGAAGAATGGACAAGCAAATCTGCATGGCCTGGGATTGGGCTTTACCAAGTCAAAGACGATTCATCTTTGTACAGCATCCATAAGCATGGTGTTGAATACATTGCATGGGGAGATTGTTTTTTTTCTCAACCCTACGAAGACATCGGTGGGGGAGTTTCAGAATCGCTGTTCCTCAAGGCAATTGCAGCAGCATCACAAGCAAAAATATTGAAGTAAGGTGTTCAGCCAACCTATTTAATGGCTGTTTTTCAAAGGAACTGAAATGGGATTTATTGCATCTGACAACGGCGGTGGCGACTTCAAAAAAGTACCCCAAGGCCTTCACATGGCCCGCTGCTACTCGCTGATTGACCTGGGCACGCAGCTTGTCCGCAGTCAACACGGCGACAAAGAGCTTCACAAAATTCGCATCGCTTGGGAATTGTTTGGTGAAGACGAAGAGGGCAATCCTCTTGTGATTGAGCGCGATGGTCAGACCATGCCGATGACAATCAGCAAGTCCTACACGCTCTCTCTCAACGAAAAAGCCAACCTTCGCAAAGACCTTGAATCCTGGCGCGGCAGGCAGTTCACCGACGAGGAAGCCAAGGGTTTTGACATCAGCAAGTTGCTCAACGCCTACTGCATGATTAACGTCACGCACAGCGAAACCAATGGCAAGACCTACGCCAACGTGGCAAGCATCACGCCTATCCCGCCTGCACTCAAAAACGCCAAGCCAGCACCGATTCACGACTTGGTGACGTTCGATCTGGACAACCCTGATTGGAGTGTCTTCAACACCTTCCACGAGAAGCTGCAAGACGCTATCAAGTCCAGCCCTGAGTACAGCATTGCCGCAGGCCATTCCAATGCCCCAGGCTCTGGCTTTGACGACATGCAAAGCGACTTCTGATGACAAGCCTCTACCAGTTAGCCAACGACTTCAGGGAACAGCTTGACTCGCTGTTCGACCCCGAGACTGGTGAGGCGCTTCCTGAGTTTGAAGAGTTCCGGGTCATGCTCGGCAACAAAGCAAATCAGGTGGCTGCTTACATCCTCAACTGCGAATCCGATGCAGATCAAGCCAAAAATGCGATCAAACGCATCAAGGCTTTGCAAGAGGCCTCACAGCGCAAAGCAGATCGGCTGAGGCAATACCTTGCCGAGAACATGAAAACGGCTGGAATCAACGAAATCAAGGCCGCAGACGGGTCTTTTGTGGTCAAGCTGTATGTTGACCGCGACGAGTCGGTTCAGATTGACGAGGGTGCGACCTTTCCGGTTGAGCTTTGCAACGATCCGAAACCGCCAGAGCCGTCCAAGACCAAGATCAAAAATGCAATCCTTGCTGGTGAGCCTGTCGCTGGCGCTTGGATTGTTCGCAAAGACAGGTTGACCATCAAATGAAAGGAAAAGAGTGAAAACACGCATCTACATCATCGGCCACGGCCAAACTGTTCGGCTTATCCGAGCGAGAAATCGTCAGGAGGCTCTTCAACACGCCGTCAAAGGCGTTATCAGTGTTTCGTCTGTGACCAAAACACAGCTTGAGGAACACATGGTTAAAGGAACCAAAATCGAAGACGCCACTGGTGGCGAAACTCAACCCCTGGAGGTTTAAATGAAAAAGCTCACTGTCGCAATTATTCTGGCCGCATCCGCTGTTACGGCGTTTGCATCTTGTCCCGTGGGAACGCGCTATCAATGCGTGCCTTGGGGCGGAAAAATGATGTGCGGTTGCATGTAAAAAATCGGGGCCGAAAGCGGATGCTGGAGAGTGATGCCCCACTTGGGGTGTCCGTCATATGCGACCAGACGCAGCGAGTAGGCCCCACCTAACTGGAGAAAGACATGTATAAGATTGAAAAAAACGTCCCAATCGCAAAGCTCAAAAAGAAAACCTCTATTTATCCTTTTGCTCAAATGGATGTTGGAGATTCTTTTTTTGTTAAGGGTGACAAAAAAAAGAAGGCCGCTATTGCTGTTGCCATTCACTTTTATCAAAAAGCGCATGAAGGCGTGAAGTTCTGCACTCGCAGCAACGATGAGGGCGTTCGCGTCTGGAGAAAACAATGAGTTGGGCGTATTACGAAAACGAGGTTGAGGTCTGGGGCTATTCCCGAGGCATCATCCAGAACGCCAAGCCGATTGGTCAGGCCATCAAGACCCTGGAGGAAACGACAGAGTTGCTTGATGCCATCAACAAAGGCGACAAACCGGCCATCAAAGACGCAGTGGGTGACATCCTGGTGACTTTGATTATGCAGTGCGCCATACAGGGCTTTACGCCCGAGGAAGCATTGATTGCGGCCTACGAGCAGATCAAAGACCGCAAGGGTTACCTGACCCCTGAAGGCGTGTTTGTCAAAGATGCTTGACCCTAACGTCGAGGCTGTTCGACTCAAGCTCAAGCAGCGAGCCGAAGTAGGAATGGCAAAGTACGGAGTGGATACCACCCGGCAGGACATCGACCTGATTGGGTGGTTAACCCACTTGCAAGAGGAATTGTTGGACGCTGCGGTTTATTGCCAGCGGCTCATCATCCAAGCATCGAAAGACCACTCTGTTGCACTTCCGCAACACGGCGACCCCAACCCTTCCCAAAGGTTCCCCAAGTAGGAAGGTCTTGCAAAAAGGACAGCCTGCGCTTGGCGTAGTCCTCGACCAAAGCCTTGGCGTCAGCAGCACGGACTGCGGCCAAGGTCTTTGGACCCAAAGCCCCATCCATGTCAGCGCCCACGCAGCCTTGGAGGAACTTGATGGCGCGGCCAGGGCCTGAATTGATGGCGCAGTCGAACACAACGTAATCGACGCCATCGGGCAGTTCATCGCCCTTGATCTTGTCCCAATACTTTGCTTTGTAGAGCGGCGCAACATCAGCAGGCGTGAGCGCACGCATGGCCTTTTCGTCAACCTCGTGACCTACCCACTCTTCCCAAACTTTCTTCGTGCAGCCCAGATTGGTCATGCCGCCAGGATCGCTGGGATGGTTGACAAAGCCGCCTTCGTGATGAAGGACTGCGGCCAAGGCGCGTTCAAAATTCTCTTTCATTTCTTGCTCTTCATGTCCATGATTTTCTCAAGCGTGCGGCCACCAAAGTAGAACGACATGATGAGCATTCCCCACTGGCCCAGAAGCTCGACGTAGGCTTTGTTGGTGTCGTAGTTGAAGGCCGACATCAGGGCAAAGGTGAAATAGCCCGCCAGAATGGCAATCAGCGTCATGGGGCGAATATTCTTAGACAGCCAACTGTCGCTGCCCATGTCGGCCTGGAGGCGCTGCGTCAGATTGTTCTGCTCAGTCTCAAACAGCTTGGCCTCGTTTGCCATTTGGGCAAGCTCACCATCTTGAGCCAGCTTGGCAAGCTCCAGCTTGGCCTTTGCAGCGGCCTCTTGATCTGGCAAAACCCGGTCAAGAATTTTGCTGCCAATGGCTACGAGTGGATTGAGGTCGCTCAGGTTCATGGTCAGTTTCCCGTCGTAATGACATCATCGCCTTTGCGAACTGTGACTTTGCCGTCTTGAACTTCGACCCTCATGGGTTGCTCTTGACGGTCTAGTCGGTCCAGCTTGTCAATAAGCTGCCGCATAATTTCAAACTCGGGTTTTTCTTGCTTGGGTGAAGCTCCAGCAATGCCGTTGAGCATCTGGATGAGCGCCGTCAAAGCTGAAGCGGCCATTCCAATTACCGCAGCAATCTTTGACTCTTCCAGATAAAGGCTGGCAACCACACCAACAACAACAATCATGAAGATGTACATCAAAGCCTGCTTGCCAATAGCTTTGCCGGCAACTTCTTTGGCCGATGATTGAGCTTCAAGCCGGTTGAGTTCGGCTTGGGCCTGGGCTTTGAATAATTCAAGGTCATGAACGCTCATACAAATTCCCAGGCAATGAAGAAAATGTAGGTTGACCAAAGAGTAAAGCCAACCAAGAATGCTGCCGCAACAAACGCCAGCAGCCAGTCTTTCATGTCAGGATTTCCAGTGATTGGCAATCCAACTGATGATGCCGCCAACACCGGAGGCAATCACCATACCCATCCAGAAACCACCCTTGGACTTGTTGGCAAGCTCAAGAAGCTCAGTGATCTGACCTTCCATCTTGTCAATTTTTTTGTCCATGTTCTGAACGCGCTCCCAAAGAACGCCATATTTCACGGGGTCGATTTCAGTCGGTTCCATTTTCCACCACATCAAAAGAAACAATTACGGGTTGTCCTGTCATGTAGTGCAAGTTGGTTTGCAGCCTCTTGTCGTCAGGGGCCAATTCTATTGCTTTTTGGCAGAGCGCAATAGCCTCTTCTTCCAATCCCAGGTTCCAAGCTGCAATGCTGGCGTAATCCCACGGCTTTTCCGTCCAAACCGACGGGTCCATTGTGTAAACCAATGCTTTGTCAGTAATTTGTAAAGCAGATTTGGCGGCGGCGTAGGATTCGGCCCACATATTCAGCCGGTAGCATTGAATGCTCAGTTCCACCCACGGTTCACGGGTTCCCGGAGCCTCGGCAACGGCCAAACGGAACCATTTAAGCGCCTCGTATGCCAAGCCTTTTTCAGCGTAGGCTTTGCCCAAAAGACGCATGGCATAACAGCGTTCATTCGGCCAAGTTGCCTCTGGCATTGCAAGATACTTTTTGAGCGCCACAATGGCCTCATCCCACCGCGCATAGAACGTCAGTTCACGAGCGTGATAGAAAGCGTTTCTGGGACAATGAGGGTCTTCCTTGACCGCCAACTCAAGCAGCGGCATATATTGCCCACGAGATTTGGTCGGGTCAGGATGGTGGCTGACCAAAAGCATATCCGTGTGAGCGTAAACCTCAGTAATACGGCCATCAGGACGAGGATACTCATGCACCGGATGATGCCAATGGTAGCCGTGACGATGGTGGATTTTCTCGTAGAAAAAACTGATCCCACAGCCCCAATCGAACTTGTAGCGCAGGCGGGTTGTATCAGCCTTCCAAACGCGCTCGATTTCCTCGCGCCAACCCGGTTCCAGAATCTCGTCTAGGTCGAGCGAGATGCAAACATCATAGTCGCCGGGAATCAATGCAAGCGCAGTGTCACGGGCTTTGTCAAACCGCCAAGGCTTGACAAATATGTCGTGAACCACAGCGCCGCATTCAATTGCCCGTGCGACGGTTCCATCAGTAGAGCCAGTGTCAGCGATCAACACCATGTCGGCATCTTTGGCCGACTCGCAAAACCGCCGCACAAACTGTTCTTCATTCTTGCTGATTGCGTAGACCGCGATCTTTAATGTCATGTCTTTTCCTTTGTTACACAGCCCCAAGTTCCTCGGGGGTCTTGTCCTCTACTTTAACAGTAAAAACCTCATTGCCTTCAATGTAGGGATCACAACTCACCAGCTTTTGCGTGGCACTGTCGTGCGGCTTGAAAACAGTCACTATCATGGCGTTGTTTTCAACAAACCAGTCCGCATTCGGGCCATTGGTGCTAAACGATGTATTCGGGAAAAGGTCACGGTAGTACCCCACCGTGATTTTTTCTCCTTCAATTTTTGCAATTATCATGTTGGTCCTCAATAGTTGGGGAATGCTGCTGTTGGCGGCGTGAATGTTGTAGTGTATCTGGCGATTCCTTGCGTTATACGGAAATCATCAATGTATCCATTGAATCCAATTGTTGGAGCGCCACCACTGTTTTGATACGCACCAATTCTTATGATTGCGCTTGCAGGAGCAACCTGTGTTCCAACAGCAACAGTGCTTCCAGATTGAGTTCCGTTAATGTACAGACGAAGGTTTGTGCCATCAGAAACCAATGCAATGAATTGCCATGTGTTTAATGATAAAGGGCTTGTAGATACTATGGCACTTCCAACTCCAGACCTATCAACAATAAGGTATCCATTACTGTTTGTTGACAACTGCAAAAAGTTGGTGGTATTTTGAGAATAAAAATAGCTGCTTGATGACAAATTTAAAGGATAAATCCAGCATTCAATTGTCCAACTTCCTTTTTGAGAAAAGGCTTCAACGGATGTTGGTTTAAAGTCCAGAGAATCGCCCGTACCATCAAAATACAATGATCCTGTTCCATACTTTTTAATGGTTGTACTGATCTGCGCGTTGCCAACAGTCTCAAGATCGTTTTGTTCGGCGTTGTCATAGATTTGAGCGCCATTTCCCAAGGCGGCAAATGGATAAAACAAAAGCAAAAGCGAAGTATTTGCAACTGCATTCAATGGATACCATGATGGCGTAAAAGGCGTTTTATAAACAGAAGCGCCTATTACAACTCTAAAACAAGAAATGTATCCTCCAAAATAGTTTGCATCCCATGCTTTGCCAACTTGGAATTGTTGAGCAAGATAAGGAGATGTGTCTGTAAAGCTGCCAGCATTAGCTCCATTGACATACATTGTCGTGGTTGTTCCTACCCGAACAACAGCAATGTGTGTCCAAGTATTTGCAGAAACGTTTATACTGCTTGAAATTCTGTTAACACCAGTTGTTCTCCAAATGGGTTGTGCATTGATTAAATACAGAACCGGAACTTGTGATGATGTATTTGATGTTCTCCAATCAGCAATAATGTTTTGAGCAACAGCTATTGAGTTTGGATAAATCCAGCATTCAACAGTAAAGTCTCCTGCTCCAAGCGCCAAATTTGTTGGGCTGGCAGATAAAAAGCTGTTAGTTCCATTGAAATATGCGCTACCACTATTGTTTAGCGTGTTGTATCCAGTGGTAGAAGCAATCGTATAACCAAAAGGATTGCCTTTAATTGACTGAGGTTTACCAAAAACACTTAAAGTAAAAGCATTGCTACTTGCATCAACAAACGAAGAAGAACTGCAAGCAAGCAGGCTTGTGCCAGAAATCGCAGTCAACGGAGATGTTGGTGGCGTAAAATTTGCAGTGTAAAGCGCTGTTCCTTTGACAACCCTAAGATTGGATATTGAGCAGTTTGCATAAGTTGCAGCATCACTAAACCTACCGATATACGGTGAGTTTAAAATATAATTATTTGTGTCAGTATAAGTGGAGCCAACTTGCGAACCATCCAAAAACATTTTTGTACTAGTTCCAGAACGTGATACCGCAATGTGATGCCATTGATTCAAAGACATAATAGGACCAGTAATTTGATTTCCTGATCCAACATAATAGTACAAAAAACCTGTTGCTTCTTGGTAAATAACTGGCGCAATTGCGGTTGTTGTGCCATTTCGCATATCAACAAAACAACTTTTTACGCCACCAACCGGAACATAAACCCACATTTCAATTGTGAAGTCACCGGTCCCCAACTGAAAAGCAGCATTTGACGGAGCAGTTAAATAGTCAGAAGTTGAACTATTAAATGCAGCCGCATAAGAAGTTGGCTGCATGGAAGACTGAACAAAAGGACTGAATGCAGAAACGGCCACATCTCCGCTTTTTGTCAATGAAACATTTGATCCGCTAAGGTCTTCAAAACGATTACTTGCACAAGTAAGAAAAGCTGTTGTAGATGTGGTATTGAGTGGTAAAGTGGATGGAGTAAAGTTTGCAGAATAAAGAGCAACTCCGGGAGTTAGCCGAAGATTGCTAATATATCCTTGAAGATAAAGTTGTGCGCCACGAGAACCTATGGTATATGGGCTTTGAGTAATGCTATTTGTAATGCCCGTAGTTGTATTGCCAAGAACACCATTTAAAAACGTATAAACAGTTGTTCCAGAACGAACAATTGCAACGTGGTTCCATTTATTTAACGTATATTGAACACCAGAAGTGCCTTGGTTATAAAACTGACACTTTAAAGACGTTGTTGATCTTTCAATATAAACTTGAAAGTTTCCACCAACAAACGGGCTTCCAAAAAGAACTGATTGAGAACCGGAACCCCAATCTGCCGCAAAAACCCAGCATTCAAATGTAAAGTCAGCAGTTCCCAATGTCGGCAATGTGCCGCAGGTCAAATAATCGCCATTACCGTCAAAATAATTTGAAAAATTGCCGCCGTTAAAGGGAACAAAAGTACCTTGGGTTGTATTACCGTTTCGAGTGATTGTGTTGCCAAATGTGAAGTCTTGAAACGTATTGTTCTGACCACCATTGGCTCCATCGCCATGCAAAAGCATGGTAACGTAGTTGAAGTACGGATCGTTTGTGGGCGCTGGGGCCGCGCCTTGTTTTGCTGTTTTGAGTGCTGCAAACATATCAGTAGTTCTGAGAAACGGTTACGCCAAACCAACTTGTACCATTGCTGAAGAATGAGTACATATCTTGCTTGTTGGCAGTTGCAGTGATTGTTGGGGCAGTGCCACCCGGCCACACAACAGTAGACCATGTGACAGATCGACTGCCTGTTGCATCCTGTTTAAGCATAATCAAGAATGATTTGCCAGCAACAGCCGTAGGCATTGTGATGGTGGCGTTACCTGTAAGCGTCAATTGCTGAACAGTACCGTTAGCCAAATCAAGTGTGATTGCTGTACCTGTGTTGGCAGAATACAACGTTTCAACGTAGTTGGTAACTGTTGGGTTTGTCAGCGTAGGCGTGGTTGCCAGCGCAACAACAGTGCCAGTACCTGTGGTTGTGTATGACGTTCCCCAAGCGGTTCCCGTGGAGTTCGCAATGCCAGCGCTAGGATAAGCCAATGAACCAGCAGGACCAGTGGGGCCTGTTGGACCGGCAACAGTCGAATCAGCACCTGTCGGGCCAGTGGGACCAGCCACACCTTGAACACCTTGAATACCTTGCACGCCTTGCGGGCCTGTCGGACCTGCAACAGTGGAGTCAGCACCTGTCGGACCCGTTGGTCCAACATTACCTTGCGTGCCTTGTGGGCCAGTAGGACCAGAAGCACCAGTAGAGCCTGTTGGGCCTGTCGGTCCAGCTACACCCGTGTCTCCTGTGCTACCTGTCGGACCCGTCGGGCCTTGTGCGCCAGTGCTGCCTGTTGCACCCGTGGGACCAGCTACCCCTTGTGTACCTTGAGGGCCAGTTGGGCCAACATCACCCTGAGCGCCAGTAGGGCCAGTGGGGCCGGTATTTCCTTGAATACCTTGGATGCCTTGGATGCCTTGCGGACCTGTCGGACCGACATCGCCCTGAATACCCTGCGCTCCAGTTGGACCCGTGGGTCCGACTGCGCCGGTTGCGCCGGTTGCGCCAGTGCTTCCTGTCGGGCCTGTCGGACCAATATCACCTTGGATACCTTGCGATCCAGTTGGGCCTGTTGGGCCTGTATCACCCTGCACACCCTGAGAACCCGTCGGGCCGGTGGGGCCGGTTACGCCTTGGATTCCTTGAGGACCAGTCGGTCCAACAATACCCTGAGCGCCCGTCGGGCCGGTGGGGCCAACATCGCCTTGGATACCTTGGATACCTTGAATGCCTTGCGGGCCGGTAGGACCAACATCACCCTGAACGCCAGTTGGACCTGTCGGACCCGTATTGCCTTGAATGCCTTGTGCGCCAGTCGGGCCTGTGGGGCCAACTACACCCTGAATGCCCTGTGGACCAGTGGGACCAACATCGCCTTGTGCGCCAGTGGGGCCGATTGCTCCAGTAGCACCTGTGGGGCCGGTAGCACCTTGCGGACCAGTCGGGCCGGGAACAGTTGACTCTGCACCAGTGGGACCAGTAGCACCTTGAGGGCCAGTTGGACCAACCACACCAATAGATTGCAATACCACCAACAATTGATGGTTGTTAGAAAAATTGGATGTTCCAGAGCCACCAGAAGAATCCAAAGCAACAGGAATTGCAATGTAACTATTTTGAACAACCGTAGGCGTTCCAGTTACATTCCATTTTTGGTAGTTTGCAGAATTGTTTGCATCTTGCAAAACAACCGTATCGCCAATCTTGATGAACGATAAAAATATATCAATATCAAAACCGTTTTCAGTCAAATTACTGAGCGTGATAACAGTTGCAGAAATTTGAGTGGCGTTGTTCCAAAACAAATGACCAGAAGTAGGCACACCACTTGTTTGAGTTGTGTCTGCTTGGTATTGATAGAAGCTAGATGATTGACCATCAGCACCTTGCGGACCCGTCGGACCTGTCGGTCCCATATCACCCTGAATGCCAGTAGGGCCAGTTGGGCCAACGTCACCCTGAATGCCTTGAGAACCCGTGGGGCCAGTCGGGCCTGTAACACCTTGAATGCCTTGTGGACCCTGAACACCAGTAGGGCCAGTGGGGCCAACATTGCCTTGGACACCTTGTGCGCCAGTGGGGCCGGTTGGGCCTGCTACACCTTGTAATCCTTGCGGACCCGTGGGACCAACATCGCCTTGAATACCCTGTATGCCTTGAATACCTTGCGGTCCAGTCGGGCCGACATCTCCTTGAACGCCCTGTGCGCCAGTGGGGCCAGTCGGGCCAGCAACAGTTGAATCAGCGCCCGTCGGTCCCGTGGGACCAGTGTTGCCCTGCACGCCTTGTGCGCCTGTTGGGCCAGTCGGGCCAACGTCACCTTGCACACCTTGAGCGCCAGTCGGTCCCGTCGGACCAACATCACCTTGTGCGCCTTGAGAACCAGTCGGACCCGTGGCTCCAGTCAATCCTTGCAAACCTTGTGGACCCGTGGGGCCAACATCTCCTTGGATGCCTTGAATGCCCTGAATGCCCTGAATGCCTTGGGGGCCAGTCGGACCAACATTACCTTGCGTGCCTTGCGCTCCTGTTGGACCAGTTGGGCCTGCAACAGTTGAATCAGCGCCCGTCGGTCCTGTCGGTCCCGTTAAGCCTTGAGAACCTGTCGAACCTGTCGGCCCCGTTGGGCCTGCGCTTCCTGTATTACCAGTCGAGCCTGTCGGGCCTGTTGGGCCAACGCTACCTTGTGCGCCGGTAGTTCCGGTGGGACCAGTCGCGCCAGTAGGACCAACAGCACCCGCATTCCCTTGACTGCCTGTTGGGCCAGTCGGGCCTGCAACACCTTGCACACCCTGAATACCCTGAACGCCTTGAGGGCCAGTTGGGCCAGAGTTACCTTGAGCGCCTGTGGGACCAGTGGCTCCAGTTAAACCAGTTGATCCCGTCGGACCCGTAGGACCGGCCACCGTAGAAGCTGCGCCAGTTGGGCCTGTCGGACCAGTTGCACCTGTTGCGCCAGCAGCGCCAGTATTTCCAGTAGGGCCGGTGGGTCCAGCAGAACCCTGAGAACCCGTCGGGCCAGTTGCACCTGTGGGACCAACAATAGGACCAGCATCAACCCATGTCGAACCAGACCAAGAATAAAGATGGCCGTTCGATTCAACAATGTAGGAATCGCCCGGTTGATTGCCAGTAGGAGGAAGATCGCCAACATTAGGCACAGCGCCTTTGATGGCAACGCCTTGTCCTTGCGCTCCCGTGGGGCCGGTGGGGCCAGTCGCACCAGTAGAGCCTGTCGGGCCTGCGGGACCATTTGCCAATCCAGAATCAACCCATGCCATCATGCGCTCCAAACATAAACGTGGCCGTCGGCCAGAACAACGTAACCATCGCCGTTGACGTTGCCAGTCGCAGGCAAATCAGCAATGGTCGGAACAGTACCCTTCATGTTGATACCAGTGCCTTGCGCCCCTGTCGGGCCAGTGGGACCCATCGGACCAGTAGGACCAACCGCACCACGGTCAATAACGACATTAACTCGCGGCGCAGGGGTAACTTCCATGTTGATGTTGCTGCCACCAACGCTTGAAACTCTTGAGCTTGTCATAGCACCACCACGCCATCAGAACGAACAATGAACAGCAGGAAAATAATCATGTCATCTGCTGGCGCGCTACCAACGGCAGGGAATGACAGTTTTACTCGCCCAGAATAACCAACTGGATTTTGTGCGTTGATTTCCAATTCCGGATCGGTACTCATCAACGACCATGCGCCAGCATCAATCACAAGCGTGCAGGTTCCAGCCGCAGCATTGATGTTTGTGACCGTCAGGGGAATTGCCGCAGGCGTGGGGTTGTAGTCTGAAATATCAAACGTCAGACCGTTGCGCGTATCCGTGATGTTGGAGAGTTGACGGCGAACGATTTGAGCGTCGATTGTTGCGCCCGTCAGATCAACCGGCAATCCACGAGATGTGAATGTAAGGTTCCAGTAAGTTTGCTGGTCCCAAACCAATTCGCCCGCAAGAATGGGGTTGTCAAAACCGCTGACCTGTGCCAGCGTGTTTTTGTTGAAGATAGCCATGACAGTTCCCTGTACACAGTAAGAACATCCGTGATTCTCACGGTCCGATGGTGTCTTGTTTTGGCGATTTTACGCCCTGTTTTCTAAGACCGCAATTCTTTCTTCAAGCTGCTGAACCGCTTTCACAAGGGCGGCGACGATGCCGTCATTGCTGAACGATTTGTAGCCTTCCAGCGGGCCTTGCTCAATGGTCGTGACCATTGTGGTTTCTTCGCCCACAAGCTGCTCGACCTCGTTTGCAAGGAAACCGTAAGCCTGCTTATCGCCGTAGTGAGCAAACAGTTCGTGGTTCCACTTGAATTGAACCGGGCGAAGCTTCTTAATAAAGTCAACACCAAAAGACAGGTCAACAATGTCTTTCTTTAGGCGCTGATCGGAAGTCACGTTGATGTTAATGGCCGCAGTGTTGCTACCCATCGTCCAAGTGATTGTTCCCGCTGCGCCGCCAGTCAAAGTTCCACTGAAAGTCACATCGGTGACACCGCTGGTAGAACCAGAGTTCCCAATGAGTCGCGCAACAATGTTTGACCCAGAAAGGTTGATTGCCGAAAGAGGAATGCTATTAGAGTCAAAAGACCCGCCAAGCGTTAGGTTTCCGCTGGTTGTAACAGTCCCAGAAAGAGTCAATCCATAGACATTTCCTGTGCCGCTAACGCTAGTGACTGTGCCGCCACCACCACCAGTTGCGGTTGCCCAAGTGCCATCGTTTCTCAAAAACAGTGATGTATCGCCCAATGGTGCTGGTATGTTGCGACCGGCCCAAACAAATGATCCAGTACCAATAATTTGTAACGCAGGTCCACCGTTTGCGTTAAATGTTTGTAGAGTAGCATCGCTGGCATTGCTTGATGAAAAATAACCACCAATCTTGTCACCTTGACCGACAATACCAAATCCCGGAACCGAACCATTGTTTCTGCCAACACCGATAACGCCTACGTTTGCTTGTCCAGCCGCAGAATAAGCATATCCAACAGCGCCGCCACGGACATAAGAAGCCGCCGCGTCTGAAAGCCCGCTTGACAATGAAGAATAGTCAACAAAATAATCCGTGCCCGCAACCCTGACTTTAAAACCTGTGGCTTTTTTCCCGTTGAAATACGCATCGCCATCGGTGTTAATGTCGCCAGCAAAAAGAGCAGTGCCGTCAGTTCCAATTGAAAATGTCGGAACTCCCGCTTGCGCTCCAACAATGCCGTTTTGAGTAACAGCAACACCGGAACCAGAAGTGACAACGCCAGAAGAACTCCAAGTAATAGTTCCAGCCCTCAGACCCCCGGTTGTACTTGGAAGAATGATGCCAGTAAGGATGCTGTTGCTTGTCTTGCTTACTTTGTCGGAAACGTCAATATAGAGGCTGTCAATTTCGCCTTGAAGATAAGCAACGTTGCCTGATTCGCTGTTGACTGGCGACCAAGTGAATGCCGAGCTTGCAGCAGACTTTCCAGAAGCACCAAGCTCGTTGCCAACCACATACGTGAAATAGTATGTGCCGCCAGCAAGAGTCAGGTTTGCAAAGTCATACGTTGCGCCGTTTGTTGCAGCCGTTCCGGTGGGTGCATTTGCAGTCGCAAGGACTTTCCAGCCGTAATCAGGCGGCGTGGCCGAGGTGGCATAGTACAGCGTGCCATAGGTAACTCGGCCTGTTGTTGGAATGGTCACGCGGACAGTGAATGTTGCCGGGGTGACGTTGTAGTTGTTTGCCACAACCGTCGGAGCGGTCAACGCGCTGAAGTAAATTGCGCTGGGAATGCTGCTGTTGGGCACAGGCGTGTATTGCGTGATGCTGGCATCGTCATACACCGCCGCGCTGTACTCAGTCATTTCAAGACGAGCGCCAAGCGAACCATCAGGCAAAGAAGCCTCATTGACCTTGACCACACGGAACAGCTTATTGGTCCAGCCATAATCCGAGTTCGTAACGCTAACAACATTTCCAGCATCAACTTGGATGCCATAGTAGGTTGTGCTGAAGCTGACGATCAGGTCTTCGCGTGCTTGCTCAAGAATTCGATTGGCAAGATACTGAGCGCGAACGCTGTCGTTAATCAGGTCGTAGCTGATGCTGTATTTGTTGACCGGCTCATTGGGATACAGCAAGCCAGTTGGCGTTGCAAGATTCACAAAATCCGGTTGGTCGCGTGATGCGCCATTCGGGAACTTGGCTTCGACCTGATTGATGGATTGCGTAATATCGGTCGCACTTACACGAATCTCGCCGATGATGTTGTTATCGTTGAACGAATATGCGGCAGTTTCTGCTTTGTTAATCACAATAGACCATTGGCCGCTTGCGGCGTTATAGGCCATCCAGCTATCGCAACACGACATGATCTTGTCAAGATTGCTCAAGACTGTCTGACCAGCATCAAGCACGCCATTGATGCGATAACGAGCTTGCGTTGCCGAGCCACCAGAATAAGGCGTGTAGGTGATGATCTCGTCTGAATATGTATTCAGAGCAGTTGCAGAAGCCGAGTCAACAAATGATGCGTTGACTGCGCCGCCATAGGCTGTGCTTGTGATGTAGTCATACCAAACATCACCGGGCTTTGCTGCTCCAGTGCCATTCAGATATTGACTGCAATAGAAGGTGATCGGCGAAAGGTTTGTTGTGCCCGCGTCGTTGCTATAAACCAGCTTGATGATGGCAAATGCCAGGCCATTCATTTGACGGCCAGTAGAGGGCCAGCGCAAAGAGGAAGCGATGTCGGAGCCGCCCATAACCGTGCTTGGTGCAGCGGCTCCATTTACTGATGTGATAACGCCAGCAGCAGTGGATTTGTACAGGCTGATATACAGGTTGCCGTTTATCTTTGTATCTACGTTACCCGCCTCGTCGGTAAGGCTGACAACCTTTGTCTGGTCAGTGCCATCAAACGTGATCTTGCGATCACCGTAATACATGTCGGTTGTGTCGAAACTGAACTGTCCGTTTGGGCTGATGCACGAAACCGCCATGACGTAGTACATGGTTTTCTGGTCTGTGCTGAGGACTGCATCAACAAATGTGCCGCCAAGGTAGGCTTTGCCATAAACAACTGGAACAGCATTGACGTTTGAAGGAGGAACCTGCTCACGAGTTCCGCTGTCTTGCGGCCCTTGCTGGCTTTGACCAAAAACACGAGTGACGATTGCAGAAACAGCAAAGTTGACTGCGAAGGCAGCAGCAGTCAAGGCATAGGATGCGGCCACACCGGCTGCTGTTGTTCCTGCTGCTGCTGCGACGACTAGAGTTCCGACCATTTTTATTCCCTCACGAATGCGGCACCCAAGGGCTTGTAGCCGCGTTTCCTGTAATCAATCAACGGGCCGCTTGCCGAAATGCTCGTGACGACAAAATCAATGTCGCCAGACTTGAGCATTTCTTCAGCCCTCTTGTCAAACGCCTTCCACAGCCTGCCACCAATCGTGCCATTCCTGTGTTCTGGCTCAACCCACCAAAGCAACTCATTGAGTTCTTTGACCTTTGGCGACCAAATATTGCTTTGCTTGATTGCAATAATTGCACCGCGCATATTCTCGTCAATGTAGATGAAACCTCGACCAGCGATGATGCTGAACAAAAGCTCTTCCACATACCTTGGAAAGTGATTGTGCTGCTCACCGAGAACCTTGATTGGGTTCTCGTAGGCATAGGCCTCAACAATCTCCAAGAGTCTTGGAATGTCGTATCTTGTTGCAAGTCGAATCATTATGATGGGGTGTAATCAGTTGCTGTTGTTGTGGCTACTGTTGTTGTATCTGTCGCTTGGGTCTGTTGCTGCGGCGGCTTGCCAAAATCAAAGTAGGTATTGGCAATCGTGGCAACACGGTTCATGCTCACATCGCCAGGGTAAAGGAACTGCCAACTGCTTTGGTTTGTCTTGACGCCGCCTAGTCGGTTCTCAAGCACTCGGCGCATGGATGAACACGAGATTGAGCATGTCGCAATACGAGTTCTCATCTGAGTGTTGAAGTCCTCAGTGATGGACACGTTGTTGATGATGCCCTGGTATCGCTTGAAGAATTGAGTGGTAGGCGTCGTGATGATCTGGTTGTTTGAGTCCAGAAATCCGCGCCAAACCTCGACCAACGAGCCTTTGATGTCGTTGCTCAAGATGATCGAGACATTGGTTGGATCAATACCCGTCAAGGCAATCGTCATGTCATCGCTTGTCGAACGCATATCGCGCTGGACATCTCCGACATTCAAAAGCGCTCCGAGATTGGAGAACGTGATGCCGTTTACAGTGACTGGCGCAGCGGCGTTGCAGAATGTGTAGATTGTCCCGGCCGTGCCAACTGTAAGCCGCACAAACTCGGCATGACGAATGCTGGAACTATTTACAGCGTTGATGGTTGTCATGTGATGTCTTCCCTGAAAACAAATGCGTCATCCCAATTAACGTAAGCGCCATTGGTCATCGGAGTAAGGGTGTATGTTGGGCACTTTTCCGCAACGACATTGAACGTGCATTGAGTGCCCATGTACACGGTTGTACCAGATGAAGGAGTGCCGATCAATGGGCGATGAATATTTACCACAGAGCCAGCAGAATCTGCTGTGATCTTGTAGGTGTACCCGCCAATCATGATGAAGTCGCCAGCCTTGAACGTGCCATTTGAGGTCAGGTTCAAAGTTTGCGTGTTGGGTGTTGGAGTGCCGTTCAAAGTCGCCGCAGTGGCCGTGCCTTGCATCTTTAAGAACCAAGAAAGGTTGCTGCTTGCAAACGAAATGACTTCTGGCAGTTGACGGTCTTTGTTGTCAATTGCTTGAATGACCGCACGCGCATCTGGATAGTACAGAAAGTTGTGCGGCACGATGGTGAAGACCCACGGCACAGCAGTCAGATATTGAGCAGTGGTCAGGAAACCAGACCGAGCAATCTGCTGACCAACCACACGACGGTTGTTAACCGACATGGACTGCTGAATCTCAAAAATTGTTTGAAAACTCATGCCCTTCTCCCGTTAGAAGCAAGCGATTTGTTTGCATAGGTGTTTGCAGCCCAGATCGTGCTTGAGCTTTCCAGAAGGCGCTGCTCAAACGATTTGGCGTCGATTGCGTTGATGTAATTGTTGGTCACATTGGTTGTGCCGCCCATAGCATCAGCCAGTCGATTGTTGGGGACGATTGTGCCAGCGGTGCGAGGAATAAAAAGCTCAGGGCCGCGCTCACCCACAATACTTGGGCGATCAACAGGAGGACTCCCGCCATCTGCATACCCGCTGATTTTTGCGTAATCAAACTGAGAAAGAGTTGTGCCACGGCTGAACAATGAACCAAGCAAACCACGCAACAATGTCATGGCCTGGAGTTTCATGTTCATAATCAGCATGTCTTGAATAACGCTGCGTGTGAAATCCTTGATGCTAAGTTTCCCGGTTCGCACAAAGTTTTCGATGGCGGTAGACATGTTGTTCCACACAACATCGTATGTGTTTTGAACATACTTCAATGATTCAGCAATCTGATAATTTGCCTCTTTAAGCTCTTGATTGCGCTTGGCATTTTTTTCAAATGTCTCTTTATCTATGGCGTCAATATCAGTGCGCTCCCTGATGTCGCGCAACTCTTTTTCTAGAGCAAAACGAGATTCGGCAATCTTCAAGTCCTTTTCGCTTGCGCCAATCATTTCGCGCTGCATCTCCATCCGCTTTGCATCAAGCTGAAGATTGCGCTCTTCCTCATAGTATTTCAGGCCAAGGGTGCGTCGAGCCTCATTCCTTTTTTCATCCTCCTGCAAACGAGCATTTTCAGCCTCTTCACGAACACGCTGCTCTTCCTGATACTGAGCAACCATGTTTTTGACACGAAGCTGTCGAATCTTCTCTTGGGTCTTGGCATTGATTGCCAAGATGTCAGCAGCCAAAGCCTCTTCAAGCTCTTTTGCAAATGCTCGCTTTTCCTCTTCCGAGCGATTGGCATACTCGGCCTTCTTCTCAGAAATTTCTTTTTGAGCATCAAGCTCCAACTTTTTGATTTCATTTGCAGATGCAAGAGACTGCTGATATGACGCTTCGGCACGAGCTTTTGCAATTTGAAGCGCAAGCTGTTTTGCTTTCTGAATTCCGCCAGCAGTAGCGTAATCGTCTATCTCAGGCTTGCCATCACCAACATCACCGGCAGCAGCGGACCTATTGCGAAGACGAATAATCTCCAGCAACGCCTCGCGCTGCTGTTTCATGGCTGCAAGGTTCTTTTCGTTCCCCGCACCAAACATGCGATTGAACAAACTATCTTTGCCCATGCGCTCTTCAAGCGCCGCAATTTGCTTGGTAAGCCCGTCAATGTTTTGCTCAATGGTGGGACCAGCCAGCGCCTCTTTTGTTTTTTCCCACCAGTCACTGACAGTCTTTGTCAGGTCTTTCCATTTTTGTTGCAAAGCGCCAACACTGACAGACTGTTGCTCAAGTTTTGTTGTCAGCGCGATTGCAACTTCACGAGCGGCTTCTTGCTTTTTGCCAGCAGCACTCAAAGCCTCAATGTTCTTGTATTGCTCCAACGTCAAGAAATTCATCTTGTCGTTCAAGTTTTTGGCCTCGGAAGCAGAGCCGCTAAGAGCGCCAGCAAGAGCCTTTGACGCATCTGCCCCAGACACGCCAGCAACACGAGCATATGTCAATACAGCGCGTTGAACTGCGTCAATTGACTGCGAAGTAAACTTGCCAGAATCAACAAGCCCTGTCAGTGCATCCTTTGCATCTTTGATTGAGGTGCCACTTGCCTGCGCCATTTCACGCGAAAGATCGCGGAACTTCTCAATCGTCAGGCCAGCATAATTTCCTGTCAGAGCGATTGATTTGTTGAAGTTGTCAACATCGACTTGAGCTTGATACATGGCGTAGGCAAGACCAGCCATGTAAGTGATTGCGCCACCAACAGCAATTTTGAATGGCGTGAACACAGATGCAACGGCGCGCAAAGCCGCGCCAACACCGCCCATTTGATCTTTAAGCTGACCTCCTTGCTGGATGAAAGCGATCATGGCATTTTGACCGCTAGCAATCTGCGTAAAGAAGTCTGTGACTTGATATGTAACAGCCAGTTTTTGCTGCTCAGACATCGCTCCACTGACTTTTTTCAGTGATGCAGCTTTATCGTCATAGGCTTTTGCAAGCTGCCTTGCAGTTTGAATGGCGCTTTGACTTGCGCCCTGATATCGACCAGCAGCGATTTCTCGCTCAACCAATTCAACCTTAGTAAGAGTCTTGCCAAGGTCTTGAGTAGCATAGACAAGCTGCTGCATGTCTTTGGCAAGAGCCTCTGTGGCCCTTTTGCCTTGACGCGAAAGCGAATCAAACTCTTGCTGTGCTTTGGTGATGCCTTGAACAAGCTCTCCGCTGTCAACAGCCAGAACAATGCCAAGACGCGCTAGGTATTGCGATGCCATTTATTTACTCCGAGATTTTTTCTGGGCCACCTTGTTGATGTATTCAACGAGGTCTTCTTTGAACAAAGTCACAACTGTGTCTTTGTGCTTTGCCAATGCTGGCCGCAAAAATGGTTGGCCTGGAATTTTTTTGGTGCCGAACTCTTGAGCAAGAGAGACTGCCGATTTTTTGACAGACACGATTGCGATTGCCGCATCGGTCTGGTTAATCATGGTTGATTGACGATCATTTTCTGAGGGGATGCGTGCCGTAATTCTTACGGTATCTCTCATGTGAAAAGGATTGCGCTCATCACGAGGCTTGTCACCAACAGGCACGGTAGTCAAAACCTCGTTGTAAACGGGGTTCATCGCATCTTTGGCGGCTTTGACAAGCGTTTGACGGGCAATAGAGTCGGCTTTGCCCAAGGCCATCAGATCGGCCAGCTTGGACTCAAGTTCGGCCAAGCCTTCAATCCGAAAAATCTCAGTTGCCATGTCAAGCCTTTATGTAAGCCTCCGACCCCGGTTTCATGGCAATGAAGGACAACAAGCTGTTGTTGACCTGCTCTCGCTTCTGTTCCTCTGTCAGAGGTGGAACAATGTAATCATGTGTTGAAGGCAATACATCTTCCATGCGGAATGGCTTTGCCGTCTTTTGTATTTTCGAGTTCAAGTTGCCTGTGGTCAATGCACTCAAGGCCAGAAGCACCGCCTTGGGTCCAAGCATACCATCAGCCAGCATGATTTCAATGGCCCGCATGTCATCCAGCGGGACATCATCAGGGCATCCACCGTGGGCGTAAACATACGCCCTGGCTTGACGGTGGACATCCCCAATTAGTTTTTTCGCTCTTCCTTGTATCCAGGCTGAATTGCGTCGGTGATTTTGCCGACAACTTCAATCTGAACTGACAACGGCCATTCCGCATCAATTTCTTCGTAGGTCAAATTGTCAAGCGTGCCCTCCACGGGCACCAACAGCTTGATGAACTCAACCACTCGATTTTCAAACTGAAGACCGATTTTCACGACATCACGAGTTGATCGACCGTCAACCAAAACATCGTTGTCAGTGAATACAACACCTTCAGTCTCGACGCTTCGATCAAAGCCAGCCACCAATTTCTGATAGCGTTTCTCGGCTTCTTCTTCGTCGATTTTGTTTACGCGCTCTTCCAGTGCTGTCATTTCCTTGGTCAAAGGAATGCGGACACGGAAAAGCTGACCAGCAAGCTCAAATGTCTTGACTCGCAGGTCTTGTGAATTCTTAAATGCTGCTCCGAGGCGTGTCATGTCATTTCCTGTTGTTGATAATCTTGTTGTAAATCTCTTGGTTTAAATCAATGGCGTAATCAACGACCTCGCTCGGGGTCATTGTTCCAGCATGATTTGCCGCGATTTCGTGAGCCAAAGCAACAGCCGTAATGCGCTGCTGGGTAAAGCCAAACCAGTCCTTGCGGGAACCGGCTTGGCCTACCAGAAAGCTCAAAAGGTCGTTGCTGTCTTTTATTGTCGTCATGGTGTCCTATCAGGTGTTGTTCGACCAGCCGTAGCTGCTGCCGCCCACCGGGTGAATGGTGAACTCAAACTTGCCTTCAGCCGAGGGGGACATGTCCCACTTCAGACCGCCGACGCGACCGTTGAAGGCGTAAGCAACAGTGTTTGTGCCATCGTACACAGCGATGACATAGGTGCGGATAACGGTGCCGTTGTAGCCGTCAGCACGCATGAGCAACTGAGCGGGATCAGCGGGGTTCCAGGGCGCAGTAACGGTCAGCGAGGTGACTTGGTTCTGCGTGGTGATCTTTGCGCCAGTGCGCTGACCAGCAATCGAGTAAGCGGCGAACGCATCGTCAGAACCGAATGCGGGCACGGCCTCGACAGGGATTTGTTCGCCATCAGTTCCGGTGCCGCCAACGGAGGTGCCGATAATGTCAGCGACTTGACCCGTCCAGGTGGACAGTTGCGAATCGGTCAGGGGAGTGGGGTTACTGCCGGTTTGGCACCACAGCGTAGCAACATAACCGGGCAAGACTTTGTTAATCAGAGCCATTTTGAGCTTCCTTTAAGAAAAGTTGAACGAATTATCTTGTTTTACGCTGGGATGTCAATGGTGCAGTCCAGATAGATTTGCGCCATTTTCTCTTCGTTATTGTAGCTATTGTAAAGCCACAAAACATCAGCTTTTGCGATGAAAAAGCCGTCAGTCGGGGAGCCGAACTGACCGCTGTATCCATGCAACTGCTGGAGAATCTGATTGGAAATGGTGAAACCATCTTCAATCTGTTGCGTGAAGATGGAAATTTGGAACGTCGGGGTGTCGATGCCCTTGTTGCCTTGTGTCTGACCCGTGTAGACCGGCTGGTGAACGTCACGCAGCATCCATGTCAGGAACTTGGGCTGATTGGCAAAGTTGCGGTTGAAAGCCGCATACACAGGCACAGGGTTGACGATCTGCGTCAGTTGGTACTGAATCGCCTTGCCATAGTCAACGACATTGAGTTGCTGTGCCATTTACACCGCCGTAACAGGGTCAGAACGGTAGCACATGAATGTCACGCGCATACGGTCATTCGACTCACGAACATCCGTGATGCGCCAATCATTCCCGCGCCATGTGATCGAATACGACTGCTGGTGATCCACAATCGTCTTCATGTTCGGGGTGTAGTTCAACGTGAAGTTGACCAAATCCTGGTATAGCCGATATTTGTCAGCAATCTTCACACTGTTCGCCACATCAGCCACTCGAGCACGAGTTGCAAACCACGGCGTCTGTGCCGTGGACTGCTCACCAAAATCCGACTTGCCAAAAGCCAGATTGTTGATCGTGATGTTCTCGAAACGTGCGATTGTCATTACATCACCAGCGGCTTGTACGGACGCAGCAAGGTTGTGACGCCAAAGGGAATGTCCTTTAGCTTCGTTTCTGTTGCATTCGCACGGTTGTTGTACAGGTGTGTGAACAACAGCAGCCCAGCCTGCTTGATGACAGGATAGGTCTGCAAAGGATTGGGCGCTGTCTCGTATTCGACGATGATCGGCGCGGTCATGCTGTTGTTGATGTCTGTGGGCAGACTCGAAACAACCACTTTGTTGCCGCTCGGATCGTAGTAATACTGATTCGGCGCAATCAGCGTCAGAACCGGAGGCGTCGAATCATTCCAGTAAGCCACCTTGTTGATGGTCACACCGGACAGATTAGGGTATTGGTTCTGGCTGACTTCTGGCAAGTCCAGGCAGGTCGGAGAAGCCACAAGGCTTTCAGGACCGTACCAAACTCGATACGTCACTGAGAAGATCGACAGGCCAAGATAATCCTCAATCGCTTGGCGGGTAGCCAGCTCCAAGCTCTTGAGGTATGTATCCTGGCTCTCGTCTTCAAACAGGTTGATGTGCTGCGTGATTTCTTCCAGCGTCAGCCAAGGCGTAACCACATCGCGGTCAATCTGCTCAACCTTGGAGTAGTTGAACGGATTGCGCGTTTGTGCGCCAAACGGCAGACCGGCAAGTGCGTTTTCAGCAGCCATACATCACCTCTTAGGCGCTCATGCGAGAGCCAGCGAACGGATCACGAACAGTCGAAACCACGCGCTTTTCTGCGTAGATGGTCATGAAACCAGGGGTGGTTTGCTCAAACATCTGAATCGACATTTCCTCATTGTCGCCGATTGTGAGGAAGCGCGGCCAGTTTGCCAAATAGATCGGGAAGCTGGTGGACAGGTACGGGTTGGGCACCACAGGGAAGCCAAACATGTAGGCCACAGCGCCGCCATCATCATCGCCAGTTTCAACAAACAGGGGCAGACCTTGGCCGTCCTTGAGCTTACGCAGCGAGGCGATCATGGACGGGCGAATGTGCCATGCGTTGCCGGGAAGCGGCCAGTATTGGCTGGGGAAGGCATTGACCACATCAACAATGTTGTCGTAGGTCACGCCGCCACCTGTTTGAGCAACGGTAGCCAAAGTGTGAATGCCAGCGGTGATGGCCGTGCCAGAAGTGCCATAAGCAGCCGTGGAACCCGACGCATACATGTCAAGGCCACGCAAGCCAGAAGTCGCGCCAGTGGCTGTCGTGGTCGAGCCCGTCTGGTCGTTATTCACTGCCATCGAAGCGCCTTCGATCTGAGCGAATTCCAGCATCAGGTCTTCAACCAGCGTGTTTTGCAGGTTATTGACATCCGACAACACAGCGGAGCGGACGGGCAACTGAGCCGTCACAGCACGCACGGGAAGCTGCCAAATGGTTGTGTTTGTGCCAGGAGTGCCGGTGTTGTTTTGAACCGGGTAGCCCCAAGGGTTTGTTTGGTAAGCGGCGTTACCAGTCTTTGCTACGAATTGCTCGTCAGAACCATTGGTCGTGACAAGTCGCGCAGCTTGACGGAAAGGGTTTGCATAACGCAGTGCAGCGAATGCGTCATCAAAAATGACACGACCACCTTTGCCCGAACCGGAACCAGTCAACGAGGACGCTTCCTTGAGGTCAAT